GGAGTCGTCGGCGAGGCCGCGGTGGCCGTACCGGCGAACAGCGCCACGACCTCGTCGGGCAGCGGGAGGCGCGGGTTCACGCCGCTCGAGCCGTAGAGGATCGTCTCCAGCGCCGCCAGGTCGGCCGCGTCCACCTTGGTGCTGTCGATGGTGACCAGCGAGGTGGGCTTGTGACCGGAGACCGGCACCGGAGTGGTGCTGAACTCCCACGAGAACGACATCGCCTCGGGAGAGTCGTTGACGGACGCGTAGGCGCGCTCCGAGGGAGACGCCTGGGCGCCGTAGACGAGGTGCAGCTTGTAGCCGTAGTCGTCACCCTCGACGTCGTTGCCGAGCTTCGTCCGGTACGAGAGACCGAACGGAGGCCGGTTCTGCTGGCCGATGCGGACACCACCGCTGAGGACCACGCCGCCGTCGAACTGAGTGAACTCGTCCGGGTAGGTGTAGGCCTCGATGGTGCCGCCGAACTCCTCGACGGAGAGGAGGTTCAGGTACTTGATGTTGTCGGCGTAGACCGGGTTGGACTCGGCCCCCGACGGCGTCTCGGTGACGGTCGAGAGACCGTTCCAGGCGACACCATTGCTGTAGGTGCCACCCTGCGGGATGTAGAGGACGCCGTGATCGACACCGGTCTCGTACTCCCGGTTGCCGGTGCCGTCCCAGGTGATCTTGCTCATGGGATTCCTTTCAGTGATAGAGCTCGAATACGTCATGGTGAAGGCCGTCAGTCACAAAGCTCCGTATAACATCGGAACAAAGTGGCATCAGACCAAGCTTTTCGACCGCCGGGTTGTCCGGGTCTCGATCGATGACGGTTACCTGCCAACGTGGAACGCGGCGGTAACCAGTGTTGTCGGCAAATATGCGGAACGCGCCATCACGGCTGTACACGATGCAGGGGTACTGCATCACGACGTTTTCGGGAGGCTGAAAGTAGACGTTCCTGCTACCCAAGATCTCCTCAAGGAGTGTCTGGGTCTGCGGTTGGCCCACGGTACACCTCCCCCAACATCAAGAGGAGGCGGGGCCTCTGTGTGCTGACGGAACGAACCGTCCACAAAGACCCCGCCCACCTCACGTACTTGATGGCCGTGAAGTTCTCCAGCGCATAGGCATCTGCAACAACACTGATTGTCGTCTGGAAGCTGTTCTCAGTGAGAATGCTGTCTCCAATCGACATCAATTGCGTGTTCTGCATGACATTCCCGGTGTACTTCCGCTCTGAGATCTGGTCATCCCAGATCCCAGGGCGCTTTTCTACTGGGAAGCCAAAGCCGATCTCGCCAAAGAACCGCATCTAGCCTCCTATTTTGACGTTCGAGCTCAGGCCGGGTTGTCGAAGGTCCAGTCGTTCTCGCTGGTCGCGAAGTACGAACCAGCGGCCGGCTCCGCGTGGATGGTCACGCTCTCTCCCGCGGCGAGGGTGACGGTCGAACCGCCGGCCAGGGTGGCGCCGGTGTCGGTACGGGTGTAGACCGTGTCCGCGTCGTTCGGGATCGTCACCGTGTCGGTGGCGTCGTTGTAGGTCGGAGCGGTCGGCTCCGCCAGGGCGGCGGTACCGGCAGCCCGACGCACGACCAGGGCCGACTTGTACTTGGTGAGAGCACCCGAGCACCGGGTCTCCAGCAGGTACTTGTACTGGTTGAAGTCGATGTCGAAGTCGTCGAACATCGTGAGGTCGCCACCGCGGTCCGCACCGATGGTGTAGTCCTGGAGGTTGACCATGATGCCGACCAGGGTCGGGTCCTGGTCCATGACCTCGACGGCCACGATCGAGCTGCAGCGGATCGCCGCGGCCAGGTCCTGCGCGGTCGGGTAGATGCGCCGGCCGAGCGAGTCCTTGATCAGGAGCATCCGGGCGAGAGCGTCCTCCGTGGTGAAGAACGTCGGGTTGCCGGAACCGCGGTAGTGGCGACGCTGGAGGACCAGCGCGTCCACGACCTCCTCCCAGTCGCTGGAGGCGTCGTCGATGTTGACGTACACCGTGGTGGCGTAGAGGTCGTCGTCCGTCGCGATCGGGCGGATGTGGTCCTCCATGATCTTGTCGTCGTCACCGACCGAGCGGCCGTCGCCGATGAGCACCGCACGCGCGAGCTCCTCCTCGAGCATGACGCGCAGCTCGGCCTTGAGCCAGACCACGACGTCGAAGCTGGTGATGTCCAGGATGTCGTCCCGGTCCAGCTTCTGCTTCTTGTAGACGGTCTGCGGGGTGGTGACTCGCTTGGAGACCCGGAAGAACTGCTCCCGCTTCATGTTGCCCTTGACGTAACCCTTCGCACGGGCCTCGTCGAGGGTCAGGTCGGCCATCATGGACTTGATGCGGGAGAACGGCGTGTGCCGAGTCCCGTCGATGACGCCGGCGACCCACTCGGTCCGGCGCTTGCGCCAGTCCGGCGTGTCGGTGACGCTCTGGGCGTCCGGGAACAGCACCTCGATGTCCTCGATGCCGTGCTTGAGGGCGTAGTCCTCGACGGCGTCCTTGACGGAGCCGAGCTGCTTGGCCTTCTCGAAGATGCCCTTGATGTCGGAGTGGGACAGGGTGGGGCCCTGGTCCTTCTTGGTGTCGCTCTGGTCGAAGACGTTGTGCTTCATCTCGGTCTCGGTTCCTTCCTTGTTGTCGAGGTCGCCCTCGTCGGAGTTGTCGTCGGTGATGCTGTCGGGGTCCGGGGCACCCTTGGTCTCGGTGCCCGGGTCGTCCCCGGGGTTGTTGTCGTCGCCGGTCGCGTCCTCGTCCTCTTCGGAGGGCTCGTCCGCGCCGGTGTCGTCGTGCTGCGCAGCAGCCTCGGTGGCTGCCTCGACGGCTGCCCCGACCATGTACTCGACGACCTTCTGCTGCTCCTCGTCCATCGAGTTCCATACGTCCTCGATGGTGCGCTCGGAAGCGGCGTCGGCGTGCTCGAGCGCGAACTCGAGACCCGTGTAGATGATTGCCTCGTCCTCGCGCTCTTCGGTCCACTCGTCGACACCGTCGGAGTGACGGATGGCGACAGTGTCGATCAGAGCACCGGGGTTGGCGCCGGCGAGGACCAGAGAGACCTCGCGGATCTTGCCGTGGAGGACCTGCTTGGCCTTCTCCACGAGCTTGTTGGCGTAGATGGAGAGCTGGTTGATGTCCTTGTGACGGACAGCCTCCTTCGCCTTCTGGGCGTTCTCCGACTCGTTGAAGAACGCCTCGCAGTAGACGCCCTCCGGACGGTTGTAGAGGATCGCGTGACCCAGGATGTTGCTGGGGTCGTTGTGCAAGTGCTGCCAGACGAGGGGAACCTGCAGACCGTCCTGCTCTGCGAAAGCATTGGGTGTGATGGTCCGACCGTCTGCGCACTTGAGGCCTGCCTTGGTGGCCCAGCCGCTGAAGTCAGCGGTCTTAGTACCTGCCATTTTGACAGTCTCCTTCCTTGTGTGGGTGCACGACCATCATGCCGTGCTTCGAATCGCCGCTCATCACTTTCTAGCCTGTGCGATAGCGGCCTGCAGATCTTGGCGTACTCGCGCAATCGCGGCACGAACTTGACTTTCGGTCATACTCCCGATGCCTGAGGAGTGACCACCCCCGCCGGACTTGCCTTCGGCCTTCTTGCGCTTTGCGGCCAGCTCGGTCTTGTGCTTCTCCCGATACTTCTTGGCGTCCCGCGCGTCCTTGCTCTTCTCGGCGGCACTCTTGTGCTCGTCCTTCTTGTGTCCGCCGTTCTTCTTCGCGTTCGCAAGAAGCTCGTGAAGACGAGCCTGGAGCTCGTGAAGGCGAGACGTTAGATGGTCGATCTTCTTCTGTGCAGCAGGAGAGATTTTGTGAGATGCAGCCGGCGTGCCCTTGCCGGGCCCACGTCCCTTTCGGTCTTCCTCCTTCGATCCGTGACGTCGTCCCTTGAGGTGCTTGTGCGCCTCGTAGTAGTCATGGGCCTTCTGGGGGTCGTACTTGGCTGGGTTGTAGGGGTGGGCGCCGTGCATCAATGCACCCACAATGACCTCGTCGACGCTCTTAGCCATCAGTAGACTGTCCGTTCGGGAGGTCGAACTCTGCGAAGGCGGCATCGATCGCCTTGCTGACCTCGTCGAGGGCAGCGTTGGTCTCGTCCGAAGACTGAACCACTTCGCCAGGGACAACGGCGGTCTGAGAACCGGGAGTTGTGCCCTGTGGCATGTTGCTGTTCTGCAGCTTGTCGGCCGCAGGATCCTTCGAGGGCTTCATCCCGATCGCCTGTCGAAGCTCGTTCGGAGAAGCAACCTCGTTGCGCGACAGAACGTCGGAGACCTCAGCGAAGTCCGAGATCGGCATGAGCTCGAACGGGTTCCTGAAGTACATGATGTCCTGTCCCTGGGTCCTTGCGGTCTTGGTCAGGAACTTTCGCCGAATCTCGTCCTGGAAGGCATCGAGGAAAGGCTTCACGACTCGGTTGTTGTAGTTCAGCATTGTCTTCTCGTCGGCGGATCCATTGAGAATCTCCTTGGTTAGACCAAGCTGGTCGTACAACACGCCCTGCAAATATGTGATCTGCTCCATGAGGTTGTTGGTGGCAGGTCGATTCAGCTGAGTGATCTTCTCCGTGCCATCCGTGTAGGCGATGCCGTACTTGCTCCCCTTGAGCTGGTGCTCGATGTCCCTCCGTCGCTGCTCGGCCTGCTGGCGACGAGTCTCCGACTTGATGACGTAGGGAAGCTGGATGATCATGTCGAGCTTGCCCGAAGCAGACTGCTCGTCGACGCTGTCGAGAAGATTCAGCTTGTGGATCAGCCGCTGAAGAGTCGAGTTCGGCTCGTTCATGATCGTGTAGAAGGGGTTCTGGACGATGCCCACAAACCTCTTGTCGATCGTGACCTCTTCCTGGATACCCTTGTCCGGCTGATCGTTGTAGACACGAACCTTCACATGCCTTGGGTACCAGGCCGTAATGGTTCCGATCCGAAGAGAGCCGACATCCCAGCTTCCGCTGGCCTGCGGATCCACAGTCGTGTCGACAGGAACGATCGCGGCGACGCCTTCACTGCAAAGAGTCAAGACGTAGTCGCGAAGGAGTGCTGCCGGAACCTGGTCTAGGTTGGCGCTGACCGAGAGACAGTCATTCAATCCGCTGAAAATATCTCCGGTGTACTTTCCGTCTTCGTCGGTGCGAACGTGCTTGAACTCGGCCGATCCGACGTCAACAGCCAGGCGCGTGTAGATCGAGGAGATGATCGAACGCTCGTTCGAGACTCGAACACGGACCGCATGCGGTACGCTTCCGCCGCCGTACATAGCCCCGTATGAACCCGGGGTTACTGAGATCACTCTCGCCTCGTCAGCCGCGAAAGCGTTGAACATGTGCTTGAGTCCGCGCGTCAAACGTCCCATTTACTTCCTCCTTTCACTACTCGTTACCGTCATGTCGCCTAGTCGGTCGGGACGGGCTGGCCGGCCTTGATGAACTCGGCAATGAGCTTTCCATAGGCCTCGGGATCCTTGTGGATCTCGCTGATCTTGCCTGGGCCTACTGTTTCGATGACCTTGGTCTGCAAATCACCAACGTGACTCTTTGCCTGAAGTCCGGATTCGAGGATGTCCTTGGTGACGTTCGCACGCTGCCCATTGGGCAGAGTGACGTCGTAGGTTCCGTCCTTGTTGTGCGCGTTGATCTGGATGCCCTTCGAACCAAAGCTCGAGTCGTAGGTCTTCGTGGGACCGACAGCGAGCGCCTCTCGACGAATCTCGTTCGCCCTTCGGGTAATCGCCTCGAGCTTGGGTACGGTGTTCTTCTGGTAGTCGACGGTCGCGTGAGTCGCGAGGAGAACACCGCTGCCAAGCGTGGCGGTTACCGCTGCGCGACCGACCTGGCGTCGGCGGAGTTCAGCGTTCTTGGCGATTGCGGCAGTTCCGATTCGAACGGCACTTCCTGCGGCAGCACCTGCGACGGGTCCAGCTAGCGCTGTGACTGAAAGAGCTGTCGCGGTCGACAGTACGGACGCAGCAACGATCTTTCCGACTTCCTTGCGTCGAGCCATTGCGGCTTGTGCTTCCTGAGAGGTCATCTTCGGCCTTGAAGCCGGCTTCTTGGACTTCTTGGACGAGGAGCTTCGTCCAGATCCAGACGAGGTGGACGTCTTTCGAACACCCCAGTGCATGCCCTTCACGCCATGATGGACGAGTTCAAACTCGGCATCAGGGCTGATGATGTACGTCATTCGAACGCCTCCTTGTTGGCCTTGTATGCGACGTAAGCGTCGAGGAGAGCCGAGACGTTGTCGATCTTCTCGTCGCTCCTTTTCTTGAGCAGTTTGCGGTTGCCGTTGGTGTCCTCCACGGTGATGGCATTGCCCATCGTGTAGGCCATAAGAGCCTCGTCGAAACGCAGCATGCGCTCCTCACTGAGGATCTTGATCTCGCCAAGAGGCACAGACTCAGTCTTCGCACCCTGGATCACCTTCTCGATGCCGAACGGACCGTTCTCCTGTTCCCATCGAGTCATGAACTCTCGAGCGTTGTACGGGTCATAGCCCACGGCCTCAACGTCGTAACCACGCTCTTGGATGTGCCTGTCGAGGTCCTCAAAGACCTCCATCATGTCCAGCACAGTGCCGTTCATGACGTGAAGTGTGCCCTCGGCACGGAACTGCTCGTACTTGTGTCGCAGAGCGCCCGGAAGCTTCATGAGCGTCAGCTCGGTGATGTAGCTTCGAGTCTTGATCCCGAAGCTGCCATTTTGACTTGGGAAGAGGAAGGTGAACGCACAGAAGTCATCGCCCTGAGACAGGTCGATGCCAAGAGCGCAGCGCATGCCTCCGTAGTTCCGCACTGGAACGTGGGGGACCGTCTCCTCGTATGCGAAGAAGTAGGAGTGACCCTCGAGAGGGATTCCGAACCGCTTCGCGACGATGTCGTTGCGAGCAGCAGGCGCCTTCTCGGCTCGCTGCACGTCTCGACGGTAGGTCTCGTAGCTGACGGTGAGTCCGATGTTCGGATTCGCCTTTGGCCACATGGCTGGGTTGTCGACCTCGGAGATGTCGTCAAGCTTGTAGTGCCAGATCGACACGTGCGGAGCGTAGAACTCACCCTTGAGGATGTCCATCAGCTCCAGCTTGATGGTGTCGCCACTTCCGTTTCGGACGGTGCCCTCGGAGCTGATAGCGACGATCAAGTAGTCGTCAAGCTTCGAAGCGCCCTGTTCGATTGCGCCAATCACGTCCTCGCGAAGGTCCCCTGAAAGCCACTCGTCCACGGTTGATACCTTTGGACGCAAGCCCTGCAGCTTGTTGATGGACATGGGACGGATTTCGAGCAGCGAGTTTGTCAGGAAGTTTTCGATGCCCTTTTTGGTTGAGGCAAGCTTTTGGCGCATGAACTTGGCACCGGTGGTGTTCTGGATCGAACCCTCGGTGAGGAACTTGAAGAGCGGACCACGAGCACGAGTGATAGCAGTCCTGAACGGAGACATGACCTCCTCCGCCTGCTTCATTGTTGGAGCAGTTGTGATCTGGTGAGTAGTCGACGTGTCTACGTTCAAGAAGAACGCCTGAATGCACATTCCGTACATCGACTTTGCTGCACCACGAGCCACAATCAGGTACTGCTTCTTCGTCAGCCTAACCTTCACCAGTTTGTTGATGAAGGTCTCGGTCTTTTGGTCATAGACCGGTCGCTCTTCGAATATGTACCACCCAAAGATCTGCTCTGCCCAAAGCTTGAAGGAGGGCAGGAGCTTGAGATCCTCGCCATCGGTAAGCGTCAGCTCATTCTCGCAGTAGAGAATGAAGCCGTTGACCGCCTGATCGTCGTAGTAGACGTTCTTGTCTCGGATCAGGGCGTCGATCCGGTTCATCTCCATGGAGACTTCCCGGTTCACTGGAATCTCTCCACGCAGCACTGCATCTCTAAACAGGCCGTAGTAATGCGGCACTGCGGTGTTGGAGAGAGTCAAGTGTTCACCTCCTAAGGCTTGACCCTGGCGACCCCGTTGAGGACCGTCGGTGTGAAGACCACCTTGTTCTTGTTGACCTTGAACGCCGACGTCTTTACGCCGGCGGTTTTGGCCGCCATGTTTCCTACCTGCTGAGCGGCCTTAGCAGCTTTCGCAGCTTCCTTGGGATCCATGAGGTCCAGGCCCATCTTCTTAGCGAGCCTTTCCTCCATCATCTTCTTGACGATCTTCTTCCCAGAGTTGGCAGCCTGCTGCTGAGCGGCTTCGACACCAGCATTGAGAAGTGAGTCAACGATCTTTCGACCCGTCGAGCGACGAGCTAGGGCGGCTTCTCTTGTGGTCTGACGGAACTTCTTCTCGTCCTCGAACCGCTTGTTGACCATGCGGATCTCCTCGTTGGACAAGGAGGAAAAGCCCTGCTTCTTCGCCTTCGCGATGATGGCCGTTACCCGCTCGTGGTCTGTCGAAGTGTTCTTGTCGCCATCCAGGCCACCGGGGCTGTGCACAGACCGGGTCTTCGCGGTGTCGCTCGGGTGGTCGGATCCTTCGACTCGTCCACTGGGGCCAGGATTTCGTCGGACGCCCCAGTGCATTCCCTTGATACCGTAGTGCTCGAGGAAATCTTCGCCGTCCTCCAGGAGGAGTTCGTCGATGTCCATTTTGACTCCTCCTTTCTAGATCAGAGGGGGCTCAGGAGCGAGCGGAGGCAGCGAGGCCTTGACTGCCTGGACAGCCTTGGAAGCCTCGACGTTTCCAACTCGCTCGATGACGCGGTTGGTTAGCCAGTTCTTGTAGTTCGCCACTTTCTCGGCGTTGGTTGCCCCTGGAAAGGAGGCGACAACGCGGTCGAATTGGTCCTGTGGCAGCGTGAGAGTTGGCAGGTCAGGCATCGTTTACTCCCAAAAGCTTCTCGAGTGCAGCCACAAGAGCCTTCGCGGCAGCGATGGTCTCCTGAATGACTTCGAGATCGGGTCGGACGGGCGGATTGTCCGGCGTGGGAGTCGGCTCCGGAGTCGGAGCCGGCTGAGTGACCGGAACGAATTGCGTGATGTCGCCTCCTCGATCGAGGAGAGTCTTGAAGTCGCCCCACGTCAAGTACCCACGTCCATCGACTCCCCAGTTCTCGCCCCAGGAGTTGTGGAACCAGACGCGCTGGTTCTCCACGTCCAGCTCGTCGAAGACGATCTCATGACCGCCCTGGATGGTGCCGGTGATGTGTACTCGACCGTCGGGATCAGGTCGGAACATGTCGGAGCGCCACTCGATACCGCCGATGACGGCCGACTGGGACAGTGCCGTCAGAGCAGCCTCGAAGGACGTCGCGTGCACGTAGCCACTGATCAGCGCGCGGTTCTGAAGCGTCTTGGCTACCGATAGACCGTCCGAACCGGTGTCGTTCGGAGGGTAGAAACCCTGGTATGGGTCGATCTTGGTCGCGTCGGAGTAGACGTTGACGGCATAGGTCTCGTCGACCAGAGCGTCCGTGGCGTTCAGAACGTGCTGGCCATCCTCCCAGAAAACGCCAGTACCTAGAGCACCAGTGGCCGCATTGCCCGTGCACGAACCGAGGTTGCCCTGGTCGAGCGTGGGGATGTGCCGCTCGTGGCGGATGGACTTGAGCTGGGCCGGATCCTTGGCTTTGACTTGGTAGGCCAGCGAGCGACTGTCGTGTCGAACGTGACGACCGAGTCGAGGATCGGTTGGGTGATACAGCTTTCG